AATATATCATATTCTCAAATGTCTATCTTTAGGAGTTGTGCTTATAGATGGAAATTACAATATAAGGATAAAATTAAAAGGTTTAATTCTTCAATTCATACTGTATTTGGAACTGCCATACATGAAGTAATGCAACATTATTTAGATATCATGTATGAAAAATCAGCAGCAGCGGCCGATAGGGAAATAGATATAGAAGAATATTTCCAAGATAAATTTATATCTGAATACCAATCCCAATATAAATCTAATAATAATGAACACTTCTCCTCAGCTGAAGAAATGAGAGAATTTTTTGAAGATGGAATAGCTATATTAGAATGGTTTAAGAAAAAACGTAGTAGATATTTTAGTAAAAAAGGTACATATTTAGTTGGTTGTGAAATACCTATTGTAATTGCGCCAAATAAAATGTTAAATAACGTATTATATATGGGGTATCTTGATGTTGTCACATACCATGAAGAAACTGAGACATTTAAGATAATCGACATAAAAACCAGTACTAAAGGATGGAATAGTTATGCTAAAAAAGATGAAAATAAGCATTTTCAATTAATTTTGTATAAACAGTATTTTTCTGAACAATATGGTATTCCTTTAGATAAAATTGAAATTGAATTTTTTATAGTAAAAAGAAAAGTGTTAGATATAGATGATGATAATATTATGTCACCATATCAAGCACATAGAGTACAAACATTTGTACCACCAAGTGGTAAAATTAAATTAAATAGGGCTAAAAGTGCTGTTAATAGTTTTATAACAGAATGTTTTAGTTCAAGTGGAAAAATTAAAGAAATAGATTACCCAAAATCACCTTCTAAATGGAATTGTACGTTTTGTCCTTACGGAGAAGATAAAGAATTATGTGGAGCAGGAATGCATTTTGAGTAATACTTATATATGTATAATAAATGTTTTAAAAAATAAAGATTATGACAAACAAAAAACCCATGACACTAACTAGTGTTAAAGTCAAAAGCGATTTATTCGAGAATTTTAAAATTGAATGTGTAAAGCGTAAATTTTCTTTCCAAAAACTTGCTGACCGCAGCTTATTTTTGTATCTTACAGATGAAGATTTCCGTAAACAAATTACTAATCAAATTAATCTTGAACTGTAAATCCTATTTAAATGAACAATAAATTTCAAATCCTTCCTAAAAACCAAAGGAAAAAGATATTACTTATATGCGATGATATTAGAGTACATTCTGGTGTAGCAACTGTCGCTAAAGAAATTGTAATCCATACTGCCCATCATTTTAATTGGGTACAAATGGCAGGAGCAATAACCCACCCAGATAAAGGAAAGGTAATAGATCTTAGTGAGCATGTTAACGAAATGACTAAGATTACAGACGCATCAGTAAAATTATACCCACAAGATGGTTACGGTAACGCTGAAACCCTTAGGGAAGTAATTAGGGTAGAAGAACCAGATGCCATTATGTTATTTACAGACCCTAGATATTTTGCTTGGGTGTTTAATATGGAACAGGAAATAAGAAAAAATATTCCTATTACTTATTTAAATATTTGGGATGATTATCCCGCTCCTATGTATAACAGATCTTATTACGAGGCCTGTGATTTATTAATGGGTATTTCTAAACAAACGGTTAATATTAATAAGTTAGTATTAAAAGATAGAGAAAAAAATAGAATTTTTAAGTATATACCCCATGGTTTAAATTCTAAAATATTTTTTCCACTTAATGAAAACGAAAAAGAATTTAAAAATTTTAAGAAACAAATATTTAAAGGTAATACCCCAAAATTTACTATGTTTTTTAATTCACGTAATATTAGACGAAAACAAATACCAGATGCTCTTTTAGCATATAGAGCTTTTTTAGATTCTTTACCCCTACAAGAGGCTTTACAATGTAAATTTGTATTACATACTGAATTAGTAACAGAGGCTGGTACAGATTTAGCTGCGGTACATGAATATTTATTTGGGGAAAAATATGGGGAGTGTGTTGTATTTTCAACCCAAAAATTGTCTCAACCACAATTGAATTATTTGTATAATATGGCAGATGTTCAAATTTTAATAACTTCCAATGAAGGTTGGGGTTTATCTCTTACTGAAGCAATGTTAGCAGGCACACCTATTATAGCTAATGTTACTGGGGGGATGCAAGACCAAATGAGATTTGTAGATGAAAATGGAAAATGGTTTACACCAAATGCTGATGTGCCTTCTAACCATAGAGGAACTTATAAAGAACATGGAGAATGGGCATTTCCAGTTTACCCAACATCAAGATCTGTTCAGGGGTCACCTTCAACACCTTACATATATGATGATAGATGTTCTTGGGAAGACACCTTCGAAAGAATTAAAGAAGTTTATAATTTAACTTCTGAAGAACGTAAAACTAGAGGATTAAAAGGTAGAGAATGGGCTATTAGTGAAGAAGCTGGATTTACTGTAGAACATCAAGCTGAAAGAATTATGGAGGCATTTAATGAATTATTTGATACTTGGGAACCAAGAGAAAAATATGAAGTAACTAATGCTAATGAATATAAAGGTAAATTTTTGAATCATAAAATAATATATTAATGAGTAAACCAAGATTTGTTATAAGTTGCCCTTTTGATACCTACTCAGGGTATGGGGCAAGATCAAGAGATATAGTTAGAGCTATTATTGAGTTAGATAAGTATGAAGTACAACTACTCCCACAACGTTGGGGATCGACTGCTTGGAATTTTTGTAAAAACCACCCAGAATGGGAATTCTTATTAGAATATAAAGCTTCTAAAAATTGGAATTTAGTTCAACCTGATATTTGGATGCAGATCACAATCCCAAATGAATTCCAACCAATAGGTAAATATAATATTGGGTGTACTGCAGGAATAGAATCTACAGCTTGTAAACCTGAATGGATAGAAGGATTAAATAGAATGGATATGAATTGGGGTTCTTCAAAACATACTAAAAATGTATTCGAAAGTATGGTTTATGAAAAAAGGCAAAAGGATAATAATAAAGTTTTAGGTAATATAAAATCTTTAAAACCTTTGCATGTTGTATTTGAAGGTGCTAATTTAGAAAAATATAAACTTATAAAAAACAAAAATAGCCTTGATTTAAGTAATGTTAAAGAAAATTTTAATTATTTGTTTGTAGGACATTGGATGCAAGGTAAAATAGGACATGATAGGAAAAATGTAGGACTTTTAGTTAAAGCTTTTTATGAAACTTTTAAAAATAAATCCAAAAAACCCGGTTTAATTTTAAAAACATCAATAGGAGTAGACTCTTACACCAGTAGAGATGAAATATTAAAAAGAATTAAAGACATCAGGTTAAGTGTTAATTCTGAGGATTTACCTAATATATATGTAATTAATGGTGAATTTAATGATGAGGAAATTAATGAGTTATATAACCATTCAAAAGTTAAAGCTATGGTTAGCTTAACTAAAGGTGAAGGGTTTGGTAGACCTTTATTAGAATTTAGCCTAACGGGTAAACCTATTATAGCTACAAATTTTTCAGGACATACTGATTTTTTAAATAAAAACTTTACAACTTTATTGCCTGGGGAATTAGAAAATGTAGATCCTGGTTCTGCTAATAATTGGTTAATTAAAGAAAGCCAATGGTTTAAGGTAAGTGATGCACATTTAGGTCATTCATTTCAAGATATGTTTTTAAATTATAAAAAATTTAAACTTAAAGCAAAACAACAGGCTAGTTATTCTAAATCAAATTTTAGTTGGGATAAAATGAAATTATTAGTAGGTAAAATCTTAGAAGCAAACATACCAGACTTTCCTTCTCATGTTCCCATTAATCTTCCTGTGCTAGATAAAAACCCAGAACCTTTAAAATTACCTACTTTAAGTTTACCAACATTAAATAAATAAATATGAATTTTGATGAATTAATAATCTGTTCTAGATGTGGATCAGATGCTTGTTATAAGCAAGAAGTTACGAAAGATATATCAATTGAATTATGTTATGGTTGTGGATTCCAGTCTAATTCTGTAATGAAAAAGGATAGTGAATTTTTAAACAAACAAATGGAAACCTTACCCGAATTATATAAAGTATTATTAGATGAGGAAGAAGATACAGGCAAAATATGGATGCCTTCGATGGTTAATGTAAAAGAAAAAGGAATGGTGTTTGCCAATGGAAGTGGGAGAAATAGTTGGGGTTGGTCGGCTGTTAAAGCAATTATAAATGAAGAGGGTGAATTTAAAACGGATATGACCACTATAAAAAATTTTAAGGAACGTGATTATATGGATGCTTTATCGTATATTGGAATAATACCAGAATAGATATGAAAATAAGTTATGCACTTTTAACCCACAATGAGGGTAAATATATTAAAAAATTATTACCTTTTCTTATAGAAAACAAACAAGAAGAAGATGAAATAGTAATTATTGATGACTATTCAGAGGAGGAATTAACAAAATCACTGTTAGAGACATATAAAAAGGATATTAAACTTTTTTATAGAGAATTTGATGGTGATCATACACAAAAGAATTTTTTAAATAGTAAATGCACTGGAGATTTTATATTCCAACTGGATGCTGATGAAATTGTTAGTAAGGAATTTATTGATTTTTTACCTAAACTTTTAGAATCAAATAGTAGTATTGATTTATTTTATTGCCCACGAATTAATACTGTATCCGATTTAACCCCAGAATATATAACTAAATGGGGGTGGAAAGTAAATGATAAAGGTTGGGTAAACTACCCAGATATGCAAATGAGATTATATAAAAATGATCCTAAAATTAAGTGGGATGGGTTATTACATAGTAAAATTATAGGTTTTAATACGTTTTCTGCTTTACCTCAAGAAGAATTTTATAGTATTTTACATTTAAAAGATTTAGATAGACAAATTCAACAAAATGAATTGTATGATAGAATAGAATCTAATGGGAGAACAAAATATAAGGTATGAAAATATTTGTAGACATAGATGAAACTATTTGCTTTTATGAAGATATTAGGGAATATCACTTAGCTAAACCTAATTTAGCTAATATAAATAAAATAAATAAGTTATATAATGAAGGGAATGAAATTACTTATTACACAGCTAGAGCAAGTGTACTTAAAGATAGACTAAAAGAATTTACAGAACTAACTAAAAACCAACTTAAAGAATGGGGAGCAAACCACCACTATTTAAGTGTAGGAGAAAAACCAGCATATGATTTACTTATATGTGATAAAACTAAAAGAATAGAAGAGATATGAGCAGACCAGTTTACGCAATTCCCCCATCATTTAAAAATGATAACTTAGATTGTAATTCTATAATTAAATATTTAAAATATTTAGAAGATAAAGATGCAAGTCGAGTATTAACTACGGCAGGTACTTCTCAATTTAATTTACTATCTTTAGAAGAAGTATATTGTTTAAATAAATGTATAGTTCAAAATTTTAATAAAGAAAAAATATTAGGATTACCTATTTTAAGTACTAAACATTTATTAGAAGAAATTAAAAAATTAAATAATCTTAATGCTACTAATACTAAAATTTTAATTTTATTTCCTGAAAGGTACTATTCGGATGAACAGATATTAGAATTTTTTACAAAAGTATGTCAATTTTCAAATTATCCTGTATATGTTCATGGAAATGTCCTTAGAAAAGGTAGAGGTGGTGTTTATGAATATAGTAATCAACTTCTAGAAAAGTTATCTAATATAGATAATTTTGAAGGTATGAAAGAAGAATATTCAAGTTTAGACTTAGCAATAAAAAATATCCAAAATTTAGATCTAGATATTATTGTAGCAGGAGGTAGTATGAGAAGATTTTGGACTTTAAACCCATTTGGCGCCAATTCATTCTTAACAGGAGTAGGAAATTTTAACCCACAACACTCAGAAAATTTTTATACCCACTACAAATTAGGACATTATGAGGATTGTTTAGACATTATTAAAAACACAGAAAATCCTTTATTTAAAGTTTTTATGAAAAATGGGTGGCATGCCTCTATGAGAGAAAGCTTAAAACATATGGGTTATATTTTGGAAGACCGAAAACCTTTTATTACATTATCGGATACAGAAAAAGAAGAAATAATTAAATCACTAAATAAAATAATATAATGAGTACATTTATTATAGGTCCTTGCAGTTTAGAAAATTATGAATTATCCCACAAAGTATTAAGTACTGTTTATCCCCATGTAAAAGATAAAGACTTTTATTTTAAGGGATCGTTTGATAAAGCAAATCGTAGTTCAATTACAGGAAAAAGAGGACCGGGGTTAGAAGAAGGTTTAGAAATTTTTAAACAATTAAAACAAGATTTTCCTGGTTTAAAGGTAACAACTGATGTTCATGAAACTCAACAAGTAGAAAAATTAAGTGAAACAATTGATTTAATTCAAATTCCTGCTTTTTTATGTCGTCAAACAGATTTATTGGTAGAATCTGCTAGACATTTTGATAAAGTAAACATTAAAAAAGGTCAATGGATGAATCCCCAAAATATGGTTAAGGGGATTGATAAGTTAAAAAACACTAACCCTAACTGTGAAGTATGGTTAACAGAAAGAGGTACTGCGTTTGGGTATTCTCAATTTATAGTTGATTTTTCGAGTGTTGATTATTTAAAGGAACATTTTGATAAAGTAGTAATGGATTGTACGCATGCAGCTCAATTACCAAAACCAAACGGTAGAATGGGTGGTAACCCAACATTAGCAGCCAGATACTTTCAAACAGCTGAAATTTTTGGATACACTGGAATATTTTGTGAGGCTCATCCTACACCATCATTATCTTATTCTGATGCTGATTCTGTATTGCCTTTAGAGAAAATGGTAGAATTACTTAAAAATAAATAAAATGATTAAAACTTTGGCCCCAGGAGCTACAATTAAAGATATGCACGATCTACTAAAATCAGATGGTGTATTTTTAGTAAATAATTACATTACAGGAGATTTATTAAAGGGGTTGTATGATGAAGTATTAGACTTATGTGAAAATCAAGGGGGGCATTATGAATTTGGAAGAAACTATAGAGGCCCTTCACTTTCTAATTTCTCTCCTTCTTCATATTTAACTAAAGTTTTTAATTCTGAATGGATGAAATCCCTCCATCAAATTTATAGAGGAACTAACCAAGGATATTGTAGTTCTATGTATGCCACTTATGATTATAAAAATAATGAAGGGTTAGCTAGAAATGGATGGTTACATTTTGATCGTGGAAATGCACTTAAATTTTTTATATACCTTAATGATGTAGACAGAACTAATGGGGCCTTTAGTGTATCACCAGGATCAAGAAGTAAGGGTCAAGAATTAAGAGAATCAGCGTGGGATGGTCAAAATTATAAAGAAGTATTAAATAGAATTGATTTAGATTACCCTGAATTAAAAGATGATTACCCATTTGAATATGTAGAAGCAAAGGCAGGAACATTAATAATATTTGATACTGATACCTTTCATAAAGGAGGAGAATGTGAAGAAGGAAAAAGCAGATTAGTAGTAAGAGGACATTGTAAATAAATAAAAATGAAAATATTAAACGAATTGTGGGAAAAGGAAGATTTAAACATGAGGCATGTTATCGAAGGACTTTCTGAATCTAAACAAAAAAGGCATATTGATAATTTTAATAATTATTACATAAAGTATATTGATACTAAAAAAATCACAAAATCTTTAGATTGGGGTTGTGGGGGTGGATTACTTACAAAAGAATTACAAAAGTTTTCGGAAGAAGTTTATTGTATTGATGTTAGTAAACAAAGTATAAACAGTTGTAAAAAATATGCAAACCCCACAAAAACATATTTACTTGATGTTTCCCCTTTAGATTTAAATTTACCTCAAGTAGATTTAATATTAGCCAATGCTATAGTTTGGCATTTCCCTAGTCTTCAATATTTTAAAGATGCTATAAGTAAATGGGTAGAACTAAATCCTAAATATATAGTTTTTAACACTAAAGCACATTTTGAAACATTAGAAACTAAAGATTACGCTAATAATATTTTAAATGCTTTAAAATTAAATGATAATGATGTTATAGATATATTTAAATCTCATAACTATAAACTTACATCCCAAATATCAGCATTAAATACCGCTCAACCTAGTACTTATTTTGTATTTGAAAAATTATGAAAGATATAGTAATACTTGGAGAATCTCATACTAGATCTTTTTCATATAGAAAAAATATATTACCTTTTTTTATGGGAAGTGGAAAAACAATTAATTTAGATAATATTATATCTGTTAATACTTCTATTAAAAATGTTATATCTAAACTTAATAAAAAAGAATGTTTAATATTTTTATATATAGGAGAACCTAATTGTAGATACCCAATTAAAAATCATTGGACTCCACATTGGGATGAAATTCATAAAGGATTAGATGTTAATCCCTATGTAGATAAAGAATATTTACAAAATTGTATAGATGGGTATTCTAATATAAACTTACAGGATATAGATTTTATATTAACCCCAACAGGGGCGTATGACCCAGTTCAACCCGCATTACATTATTTTAATTCCTTACTGAAAGAAAAATTTGAAAATAAAGTAATAGATATTTTTTCAAAAACAGTAGATAAAAATTTAAAAACTTTAAATAAATATAAGGCAAAAGATTGGAAAAAAGATCCGATTCATGTTAATTCTAGAATATCAGAAGATTTTCTACAGATATTAAAGGATAAAAACATAATTAATAATATAGAAGATTACAAATCAAATGTAGATGGGTATTTTGGCACCCATTTACTTAGAACACAAGATAAAAGCCAATTTGGAAGTTATATAATTAAAGATTAAATTAGTATATGAAAAAACTATGTATTATTCCTGCTCGTGGTGGTAGTAAAAGATTATTAAAAAAGAATATTAAATTATTAAATGGAAAACCTTTAATATTTTATACAATAGATTCGGTATTAAAATCAAAAGTATTTGATAAAGTTATATTTACATCAGATGATGATGAAATTAATAATAAGGTTAAAACTAACTATTCTACAGATATATTACAAATTATTAAAAGACCTAGTAAATTAGCATCTGACACATCTAAAGTAATAGATACAGTATTATATTTTTTAGATGAAAGTTATGATCAAATTTGGTTAACATTACCCACATCACCACTTAAAATAAGTGATGATTTTATTAACTCAGCCAAATTGTTAGATACAGATACAGATTCAGTATTATCTTATACTGAAATGGAATTCCCCCCTACTCTTGGTTTAAATGTAGGTCAAGATCATAAGTTAAGTGATTATGATAAATCTTCTCCATGGCAAAATGGTAATAGTAGGAGTCAAGATCATCCTACTGTATATAGACCCAATGGTGCTTTATATGGTTCTTGGACTTCAAAATTAAAAAATAATAAAAATTATTATATAGGATCAACAAAAGGATATTTTATGCCTAGAAATCGTTCTATAGATATTGATACTCAATTTGAATTTGATCTAGCAGAATTTATGTTAAAAAGATGAAAGTAAGTTTACAAAATAATCCATCATTAGATTTTACTAAATTAGGCTCAATAGCTTTAGTTGGTAGTAGTGGTTGTATTCTAAATAGCAAACATGGTAGTACTATAGATTCACATGATACCATAATTAGGTTTAATGCCGCACGAGTAGTAGGATTTGAAGAGTATGTTGGGAGTAGAACAACTATTAGAATAATGAATGGTCATTGTTTCTCAGGAACAACAGATGAAGGTAGATTTGAAAAAAACGATCCTAACTATATTTCATCTTTATTTGGGGAACATTTTTTTATAAAAGGGTACAGTGCACCTGAATTTCATAAGGGGGTTTTAAATAATTTAAATAAAAATTATATAAATTTTTTTAGCCATGAATTTATGGAACAGTGCGATCAGTATGTAATTAAACATTCATCCGTTGGTTTTATGGGTCTAATATTATCAGTATTATATTCAAAAAATATTTCTGTATTTGGTTTTGATCATGGAGAAATAGAAAATAGTAAGAGACATTATTGGGAAAAAGTTAATAGTGTTGGCCAAATGCATTCTTTTAATGATGAAAAAGAAATATTTCAAAAATATGAATCAGAAGGAATAATTAAAATTTATAAATGATAAAAGTATATTATAGGTTATCTAACCTCCAAGCAGGAGGTAACAAGATTAAAATTTCAAATGCTAATAAGCAACATTGTCTCCAAAACTGCATTAATGAATTTGGTTTAGAAAATATCACCATATTAGGAGATAAATTAAATCAAGAAACTAAAGATTATGTTAATTCTTTAAATGTAAGATTAATTGAAGTAAATAATGGTACAGGAGCTGGTACTTTTAGAGACGCTCTTAATTTATCTATAAAAGAAAATAAAGATGAAGATTTTGTTTATTTACTTGAAGATGATTTTTTACATAAACCTAATTCTAAAAAAATATTAATAGAAGGGCTTAACAAATTTGACGCTTACGTAACACTATACGACCACCCAGACAAATATATGCCTATAGATAAAGGAGGTAATCCTTTTGTTCAAGAAGGGGGAGAAATTACTAGGTTAGTAATAACTAATTCTGTACATTGGAAAATAACAAACAGTACAGTTATGAGTTTTGCAGCTAAAGTATCTAGATTAAAAAAAGATCTAGATTTACTAAACAAGTATTCATCAGAAAGAATGACCAATTCATTTAAATTTTTCTTAGAATTAAATGAAACTAAATCTATACCAGTAATAAGTTCAGTTCCTGGTTATAGTACTCATGGAGAAGAATATTGGTTGTCACCTTTTACAAATTGGAATAAAATATGATAAGTTTAATAATACCAACATACCGAAATCCTGAATGTTTAGATATATGTCTTAAATCCGCGATTGAACAGCAGAAATCAAAGAATGAAATTATAGTTATTGTTGATGGTTTTGCTGATGAAAGTAAAGAAATATTAGATAAATATTCTAATGACATTTCAACGCTGATACTTCCTCAAAACCAAGGAATGCAGCAAGCTTTAAATTTAGGAGTATTTAATGCTACAAACGAAATAATTTGCATAATAAATGATGATAATGTTTTATGTAAAGATTGGGATGTTATAGTAAAGGAATCATTAGGTAAAGATGAAGTTGTTACTATAAATCAAATAGAACCCTCTCCTGGAATATTTGGTAATCCTTCAAAAGATTTTGGAACGGATCCTAAAATGTTTGATTATAAGGGGTTTATTGAATATGAAACTTCTATTAGAAAACAAAATAGTACACCCGATGGAGGAGTATTTCCTTTTGCTATGTGGAAAACAGATTATATGATTGTAGGGGGTTTTGATACTTTATACCAATCTCCTTTTATATGTGATTGGGATTTTTTCTTAAAACTAGATTTAAATGGGAAAAAATTTAAAAGAATAAATACGGGTCATTTTTATCATTTTGTTAGTATGGCAACCAAAAAAGGAAAAGATAAAGAAGCAATGTCAGCATCCGAAAACCCAGCAGCCCAATTATTTATTTATAAATGGGGAATACCACCACAACTTTTTCAAAATAATTCCCATAATCCAAAAGATAACCAAGTAATAAAAGGTATAAAATATGAGTAAAACAGTATTAATAACTGGTGTGGCCGGTTTATTAGGTAGTAGATTAGCAGATTGGATTATCGAGAATAAACCTGAATACAAAGTAGTAGGGGTAGATGATTTAAGTGGTGGGTTTAGAGAAAATATTAATCCTAAAGTTGATTTTTGGCAAATGGATTTAGTAAATCACCCTATTGAAAATATATTTGAGGCACGTAATATAGATTATGTTTTCCATTTTGCTGCTTATGCTGCGGAAGGGTTATCACCATTTATACGTGGGTACAACTATGATAATAATTTAAAATCCACAGCCCGCATAGTTAATGAATGCATAAAACATGACGTTAAAAGATTAGTATTTACGTCTACATTAGCTGTTTATGGTCATGGTTATGATCATATATTTGATGAAAAACAACAACAAGCACCAATCGATCCTTATGGGGTTGCAAAGTATGCTTGCGAAATGGATATTCAAATTGCTAATGAACAACATGGGTTAGATTACTGTATTATTAGACCTCATAATGTATATGGGGTTAAACAAAATATATGGGATAAGTATAGAAACGTACTTGGTATTTGGATGTTCCAATATTTAAATGGTATGGATATAACTATATTTGGGGATGGTGAACAAACAAGGGCATTTAGTTATATCAATGATTCATTAGAACCATTATGGAATGCCGCTATTAGACCTGAAGCTAGTAAAGAAATAATTAATTTAGGGGGTATTGAAGAAATTTCAATAATTAAAGCGGCTGAAACATTAGTTGAGGTATTACAGAAAGAAGAAGGAATAGATAATTTTACAATCCCAATTCGTCATTTAGAAGCAAGACACGAAGTTAGACATTCAATACCCACATTCCAGAAATCAATAGATTTATTAGGATTTGAATATAAAACTGACTTGGAAACAGGTTTAACTGAAATGTGGAATTGGGCTAAAAAACAACCAATGAGAGAAAGATTTGTTTGGGATAGTTACGAAATAGAAAAAGGTATATATAGTTTTTGGAAAAATAAATAAATATGAATATAGGAATAATAGGGCAAGGTTTTGTTGGTAATGCTATTTATCAAAAATTAAAAAAATACTATAAAGTATTTACTTATGATTTAAATAATAAATTATGTAATTCAACTTTTGATGAAACAGTTAGCAGATGTAAAATAGTATTTGTATGCTTACCAACACCTATGAATCAAAATGGTAGCTGCAATTTAGATATTATTGAAGGTGTACTATCTCAAATTAATGAATATACAGATACTGAAAGAATAGTTGTAATCAAGTCAACTATAATACCAGGTTCAACAGATAATTTCAATAGTAAATACAAAAACATAGATATAGTATTTAACCCAGAATTTTTAACTGAAGCAAATGCTGTTGATGATTTTGAAAATCAAAGTAGATTATTATTAGGTGGTTCATTAAAATCAACAACTAAAATTAAACAAATATTTTCAGCAGTATTTAGGAAAACCCCTAGAATAATTAAAACTGATGCTAAAAGTGCTGAGTTAGTAAAATATGTCACAAATACATTTTTAGCGACTAAGGTATCATTTGCTAATGAAATTTATAAATTATGTGAAACGTTAGATTTAGATTATGATAAAATAATCGAAATGGCTACATTAGATCCAAGATTAGGAGATTCACACTGGGGTGTTCCAGGTCCAGATGGTGATTTTGGTTATGGTGGACATTGTTTCCCAAAAGACTTAGCAGCTATTATTCAAATGTCTAATGAAAAAGGCTCTCTTAACCATGTTTTAAAAGCAACCCAAGCTACTAACGATACAGTTAGGAATAATAGAGATTGGGAGAAAATGAAAGGAAGAGCAGTAATTTAGTAGGATACCCAAGATAAAAGTCGTATATTCACGCCTAATTTAAAAAGGTTATATATTTATGCGACAGACTATTAAAACCCCCCGTACTGTGAAAATGATTTCATGTATTAAATGTAAAAATGATATGCCCGAGTTAAGATTAACTCAATATGGGTATAAAGTATGTGTCAATTGTTCCACAGTTGGGACAAAAAGAGGTGTA